TCGGAAAAGTACAGACGACGGTTCATCTTGGGGGACTTCTCTCACGGCTGAATTAATAGGGCATAGATGGGTCAGTGGTTCGGACCAAGAATGGCACCCCGTTTGTATTTCGTACACTGGAAGAGTAAATAGAGGTGATCAAATAGCTTTATTTGTTCAAACTAACTATAACCAGGTGGGTAGTACACTTTACGGCGCCATGAATGTGGAGGGTTGTAGAATGAACGGGATTTTAATTTAACTGTATAATAATATATGGATCCCCCACTAACTCCACCCGAAAACCTTCGGCGGATACGCAATAAGCGCCTCGCCGAGGTGGATTGGGTTTTCTCCACGGATTACCATATCCCAAATCAGATGAGAGACGAGTGGACGCGGTACCGCCAGGCGCTCCGCGACCTCCCTTCGCTCACCGAAGACCCGGAGAACCCCGTGTGGCCCGAAAAACCTACGGTCAACCCGAGCGGGGGGTCCACCGTGAGCGTCGACCTCGACCACCTCGCGGGTATCGCGTCGCAGGTCACCCTCCTCCAGAACGTGGTTTTCAGTCTCACGAAAAGAATCGAGCAACTCGAACAGGCTTAAAAATTATGTCAGTATACAGTATAAAATGTCCGGCGGAATCGCCCAACTCGTCGCCGTAGGCGCTCAGGATGCGCACCTCGTCGGCGCCCCCGAGGTTTCGTTCTTTCGCTCAACGTACAAACGTCACACAAATTTCAGTCAGACCTGCGAGCGTCAGGTCATCCAGGGCAACGTCAACAACAACGGCATGTCCACCGTGCGCTTCGAGCGCAAGGGTGACCTTCTCAACTACGTGTACTTCGCACCCTACGTCGTCGTCGACGCCGACACGGCACCCGTCTCTGATTGGACCACCCTAATCTCTAAGGTCGAGCTCTTGATCGGCGGTCAAGTGGTTGACACCCAGGACTCCACGTACTCCACGCTCATCGCGCCCACCCTTTCCGCCACTAACTTCTCCAAGTCCGTGGCCGGTGGTCTCTACGACGGTGCGGGTACTGCCAAGTTCTACCCGCTTCGGTTCAGCTTCTGCGAGAACTGGCAGAGCGCGCTCCCGTTGGTGGCCCTCCAGTACCACGACGTCGAAATTCGCATCACCTGGGGTGGCAGCGCCTCGAGCTGGGGCTGGAACGTCTACGCAAACTTCGCGTACCTCGACACCGACGAGCGCGCCGCGTTCAGCTCTGGGTCCCATAACATGCTCATCACCCAGGTCCAGAAGAGCATCGCGTCCAAGAGCCTGATCCAGGAACTCAACTACAATCACCCGATCAAGTACCTCGCCGCCGCTAAGGGCAGCGCCATGTCCATCCTCCACGAGGCGAACAAGCTCAAGCTCCAGATCAACGGTACTGATATCGGCGATTACAAATTCGCCGATCCCAACTTCACGTCCGTGCCCCTCTACTACCACACGTCAAACTCCAGTGTCAAGGGTACGAATCTTTTCTTCGTGCCTTTCTGCCTCGACGCTGCGAAGCTCCAGCCCACCGGTAGTCTAAATTTCAGCCGACTCGACTCGGCTCGGATCCAGTCCGCAGGCCACGCCGGTGCTGGTGTCGGTAAGTTCGACGAGGACATCTACGCCGTCAACTACAACGTACTCAGGGTGGAGAACGGCATGGCTGGCCTTTTATATTCTAACTAAATAGTAAGTATGTGGAAAACAATCTTCCTCCTAGCAGTCGTCTTTGTATTGACGTATAACCCAAGGTCACAGACTCTCGAGAAGTTCGTGGGTCAGCCCACGCCGCCGACCGAGAAATCGTGCCAGGCCACGCATTACCAAGCCGTGCAATTCGCAACCACCCCGTACCAGTGTCCGAAAGACGACAGGGTTTCCATGGGCGTGATCACTACTTAAAAGAAAAAATCGTAGGTACAGTAAATGATCCCGATCGACCGTGAAATTCTCACCACCATCGCCGCAATCGCCTGCATCGCCGGCCTCGTCTTCCTCTTCAGGGAGCTGAACAAGGCGAAGCAGGAGGTCGACGAGCTCAAGGTTTTCTCAGCGCACGTCGCGCGCCATCTTTCCCAGTCCAGCGGTGGCGGCGGTGCGAAAGAAGAACCCGCGCTCGTCGCCGAGGAGGTGGAAGAAAAATCCGAGGAATAAGAATGTCAGCCTATTGTAGAAACGCGCATGCGCGATGAAAAAGCACAAGGCCATAGCGATACCAGTTAGTTTCAACGGTGATCAACCGCGGTTCTTGACCGTGCGCGATTGGCGGTTCAAAGATTGGATTTTTGTCACGGGCGGATGTCGCCGAAGGGAAATCACCAACCCGATCCGGTGTGCGCTTCGAGAACTCGAGGAGGAGACCCGCGGGGTTCTCAACTTGAAAAACGGTGAGTACATGGATTTCAAGTTTACAGTCAAGGAAAGTCCCACGGTGGACCTCGAGTATAACTGTTTCGTGTTCTTCGTGGATTACGACAGGGTGGAGCAGCACGGACAGGTCAAGCGATTCTACGAGGAGAAGGCCAAGATGCAACTGAAAAAACTACACAACCAACCCATTCGCAAGACCTTCGACGAGAACGATCACATGAGCTACGACACACTCCCCGAGTTTAATTCGCGTAAGCGATGGAAGTTGATCATAGATAATGTCATTAAAAATCCAGAGTTTTACAGGTGCATGCAAACCCCCGATAGAAAAACCTTCAGTATAAAATAATGAAATCGAAAGCTTTCATACTGAGACAAATCTCTGAACTTCTCGAGAAGAACCGGGGTCTGTGCGACTCCGAGATCGAGGATTGGGTCAGGGAAAATGAGAAGATGACCGTCTACGAACTCCTCACCTTTAAGAAGGAACTGAGCGAAACGAAGATTTATCAGGACGTCTCCTGTTCGTCGAACTGGTTTAGAGACGAGGATTAATATGTATGTAAAGTAAGTATGTTCAAAAGTTGGTGTTCCCAGAACGGCTTCTTGAGAAAAGTCCCCAACCCATCACACGTGCTCCTGGACGGCGGATGCCTGTCCGTGCCGTATGATAGATTGGACGAATTTTACGACAAATACATCGAGGCTGTGCAAGCTGACGAGAAAGTATTCGTCGTGGAACAGAAAACCCCGACGTATAACTTTTTCGTAGACCTCGATTACAAAGCCGACGACGGTCTCGGCATAGACGAGATCAGTCAGATATCCACCGTGATATGTAGATGCGTGAAAAAGTTCGGGGGAAAAGAGTGTATCGTGTCCGTCGCACAACCCAAGAAGGCTGGTGAAAAAATCAAGACGGGTGTGCACCTCAATTGGCCGGGTTTCGTTGTCGAACAGACCGCCGCGGTGTACCTGCGACAATACATCATCTCCGATCTCTTCGGTTACGACCGAGGAACTGAGTGGGACGCGATCGTGGACTCGAGCGTCTACGGCGACCCCGCGCGCCGGACCAAGGGGAGCGGGTTTCGTATGCCCTGGTCGCACAAACTCGCGAAAGGGGTGGTCGAGGGTATGTACCTCCCGCTGTTCAAGTACACGTGGCCGCTTTCGTCACTCTCGAGGATCCCGTCTGAACCGGACACGGCGATCCTCAAAGCCACGGCGGTCAGAACCGAAAAACCCGTGACGGCGGAGGCCCTACCGAAACCGAAACAGCGAAAGGAAGGTTCGTTTTCGACTGAACAGACCAAAGACGAGATCCACGACAGCGTCCTGCAGAATCGGTTGGAGACGTTCATACAGAAAAACATGCCCGGTCAGGGAGATGCGTTCCTGACTAAGATGTACAAGAGCAAGGACACGTTTCTCCTCTCCAGCACTTCAAAGTGGTGTGAGAATATTCAGAGGAAACACGGTTCGAATCACGTCTGGTTTTTGGTCAGCGGTAGACACATTCTGCAGAAGTGTTTCTGCACGTGCCCGACTCTCGACGGCCGCGCGGACGGATTCTGTAAAGATTTCGTCGGGCGGAGACACGAACTTTCCGAGGATATCGCGAAAGCGCTGTACCCGAACAAGGCTGAGATTTCCAAATGTAAGGAAATCAGGAAGTACATGGATAAACCGATGCCGAACGTCAAATCCCAGATCGAACATTTCATGAACAGATGGATGAAGGTGGACGAGGGTACGAAGGTCGTGGACATAAAACGGCAAAAAGGTGGGGCGCTCTCGGTGACGACGACTTCGAGGTTTTGTGAAACGGTCGGGGAGAGGCACGATAAGCTGATGACGTACACGGTGAAGAAGGGTCAAATCGTCCAGGCGTGCCCCGTGTGCAAAAAGTCGAAGCCCAGGACACACAGGCTGTCCCCTAACATCGTTAATCTACTTAAACAATAATGGGGTGTACAGTATAGATGACAACGTTGACGACAAGATCCGGACGAGCCGTTAAAAAACCGGTCGTATTCATTCCAGCAGAGAATGCCCTGGACGACGATTACTGCAGCGAGGACCACGACACCGATATCGGTTCCGACATAGACACCGAAGACGAATGCTACTCGGACGAGAGTGACGACGAGGGGGAGCACGACGATGATGACGACGCCGACGAGAACGGTAACCTCAAGGATTTCATCGTCGACGACGAGGATGAGAGTGAGTCAGAATAAGCTTAAAAAAATAGAGCGGTGTTAGTAGTAATATGATGGAATCTGACATGGGCAACCCCATCGAGTACAACCCTGACATCGACCCCCTAAACAATCAGGAAGAAAACGAAAATTCAGTTCAAGAGCCGCAGCAGCAATATTACATGCAGGCGCCGCCACACCCGGAAATGTATGTCCCTCAACAGGAGAAAGAATCAGTCGACCTGTTCAAGAACGTCGATAAATCCACGTGGATCATAGCGTTCGCTGTATTTTTACTCGGCTTTTTCATGGGGAAAACTATGCAACCGGTCATTCTCCGGTACGCCTAAGCTTCGACGGTCTCCTCGAGGTACGGCGACCCGCTCATCCAGCTTCCACGTGGAACCGTGTCGTGCGCGATGAAGGTTCCCATGTCCCCCTTTTTGAAAACCGCCCCGTATGTTTCCAGGCCGGTATCTTCGATGAATCCGACCGCCGCGGGTGGTGCGACCGCCTCCTCTTTCTCGATAACTTTGTTTTTTAAACGCATCGGCGATTTAAAAAACAAAATGAAGAATGCCCCGACTGCGAGTACAGTTAAGACAATAG